AGTACCGCAAGTCAAAGACTATGCCGGATGGAAGTCCGGGATGAGTTATGCAGATTTGAAAGACTTGTATGGCTGGCACATTTCCGACCTGAAAATTTACGACAAGCCAAGAGACCTTGACGAGTTTTCGCGTTTTGGCTTTTTTGGAATGGGCAGATCAAATTGTATTTGTGGAAATTGGCGTTGTGAAAATTACGAACCGTCTGAAAGCCACATGATACCACCGACTTGCAAAATCGACGGATGTTCCATTTGTCGCCCGCCTCAAAGCTGGTGCTATGTGGAGAACAGTGAATGAAGCTGACCCTCTACGGCAACCCGGTCACCAAGAAAAACAGTCAGCGCATCCTGTACAAGTTCACAAAGTTCGGCAGAAAGACCCCATTCATAGCCCCTAGCAAGGCCTACGTGGATTATGAGACGGACTGCCTGCGGCAAATCAAAAAGCCGCGCAGCCCTATCTCTGCCCGCGTGAACGTGAGGTGCGTGTACTACATGAAAACCGCCCGCCGGGTCGATCTGGCAAACCTCATCGAGGCGACCACGGACATTCTGGTAAAAGCCCGCGTGCTGGAGGACGACAACAGCAAGATCGTCGCCGCCCACGATGGCAGCCGGGTGGAGCTTGATCGAAAACAGCCACGGGTGGAAATTGAGATCGAAGAAATGGAGGACGAAAATGGCTGAATACCATGTTGGATGTGGGATGTTTGGAAACATCTATGCAGGAACGATGGCACCGCCTCGAAAAGATGGCTTGAAGATGTGGCGCAACAAGTCAGATGTGACCGATGAAGCGATTACGGCGGTCATGGGGCATTTCATCACGGAAATGATGCGTGACAACAAGACCGAAATTCAAAAGGCGTGGGAAGTCCGTGGTAGCAAAACGCTGAAAGTCACTTTTGAGATTTTCGATGGAAAGGAGGAAAACAATGACCCGCACATGGACACCTGACACCGACACGCCGAAGCCGGACAGCGGCGTGGATTACCACACCGTCAAGTCGTGGTTTAAGCAGCTTCGGACCATGGATGACCGAATTGACCGTATCCAGCTGGACATCCGGCAGGCGCATGACAAGGCCACGAAGTGCACCGCCAGCATGACCGGAATGCCCGGCGGATCCGGGCACGGAGACAAAATCGGGCTTTGTGCCGAAGAAACAGATGAAAACGAGCGCAAGATGCAAGAGCTGCAATCCGAGCTCGAAGTTTTGCGGACGGAAGCAAAGCGCCGAATCAAGTACATTGCAGGCACCAAAAGCAGTGACATGATGCAGGCATGCTTGTATGGTTACTACGTCCAGAACCAAAAGCAGGTCGTCGTGGCCCGCAGTCTTGGTCTGCCAAACGAAAATCGTGTTTCTTTGTATGTGCGGGATGGATGCAAGCAGCTTGCGCAGATTTGGCATCAATTTATGTAATTTTCTTACATGTTGTCGTTATTGTTGTTACATGTGAGATGTGGTAAAATTGGTATAAGCGGAACCGCCGAAAGCGGTGAGACGCTTGCCACGCAGCCTCCGAAACGTGTCCCTTCTTGACATTTTCCTCTTCATCCTTTCAAGCTTGCAGGTTTTTGTTCTCTCTTCACGTTTCGCGAGCTGCTTCTATGCGATACACTGACACAAAGGCAACCTGCCGCTCATGAGAGACAGGAGGCGGTTCGATTCCGCCGTATCGCACCGTATGGCGCATGGACTAGACAACCCGCAAGGCCGCACGTGCAACCTCCCGTGCCAAGAAAAGGCCTTAGAATCCTTGTCAAGGTGTAGCTTTCCTGACAGGATGTGCGCCAGCCAACAGCCCCGGCGGCGAACCGGAGCTGTTTTTATATGGCCGCCTGAGCGCAGTTTGGAGCGCGTGTCAGCTGAAATATTGCTGGCTGGTTCGAGTCCAAGGGCGGCTTTTATACTCCGGTAGCTCAAGCGGTAGAGCAGCGGTCTCCAAAACCGAATGTTGCAGGTTCGAGTCCTGCCGGGAGTGCTTGCGTGCCCTAGAGCGGGCCGCGCAATAGCGGGGCATCCGGCCGCGAAAGTTCCGGATGCAGCAGCGCCCACCGTTTGACGCATGTCCAACGCACTGAATGCACGGGCGCTGCTTATATGCCGTCATAGCTCAATAGGCAGAGCGCCGCCCATTTAAGGCGGGACAACGTTGGTGACACCACGGGAACATCACTGCACAGCCAACCACTGCGCACATCCATTCCGTGGGTGCTGGTTCGAATCCAGCTGGCGGCACATTCGATATTTTGACCGTTCGGATTTCCGGGCGGTTTTTCTTTTGCAGGAAAGGAGGGAGCCTTCCGTGAGATATGGTGTGCCGTATCGTGGCAGTAAGAACAAAATCGCACAGTGGGTTGTCTCTAATCTTCCTGCTGGCGACACGCTGATTGACCTGTTTGCTGGCGGTTGCGCAGTCACACACGCTGCATTGCTGTCTGGCAAATGGAATCACATTGTTGCGAATGACATCGGCGATGGTCCACAGTTGTTCATGGACGCTGTTCACGGCAAGTATGCCAACGAAAAGCGTTGGATAAGTCGTGAAGATTTTCACCGTCTGAAAGATTCCGACCCTTACATTTCGCTCTGTTGGAGTTTTGGGAATAATCGAACAGATTATCTCTATTCAAAAGAGATCGAACCGTGGAAAAAGGCTTTGCACTATGCAAGAGTGTTTGGCGATACGTCTCTTTTGCGAGAGTTCGGAATCAATTCGGACGGTAGCTCAAAAGACATCAAGCCGAACAACGAGGAATACAAAAGACTTTATTCACAGTGGCTTGGACATCAAGTGAAGCACAAACGGCTTTATGATCTAGACCATCTTGCGCGGTTAGAAAACCTTGAACGCCTACAAAATCTTGAACGCCTACAAAATCTTGAGGGGCTGCAAAGCCTTGAAAGTCTAAAAAGCCTTGAAAGTCTAAAAAGCCTTGAAAGTCTAAAAAGCGATTATCGTGATGTGCAGATTCCGTCAAATGCTGTTGTATACGCTGACCCCCCCTATAAACGGACGAATTGCACAGGGTACAAATGCGATTTTGACCACGAATCGTTTGAAAAGTGGCTTGCCGAAACTCCGTTCATGATTGTTATTAGTGAGTATGAAGCACCAAGCGGGTGCGTAGAGGTTGCAAGCATAAAGAAGCAATCCTCTATGGGCACTGGCAATAAAGGCGGGTCCGATATTGAAAAGCTGTTTGTGCAAGAACGGTTTGTTGAACAGTACAAAAATTCGTTTAACATGAGAGGTGGTGGCGGTGAGTGCGAAGCGGCTGACAGACAGGCAAAAAAAGAAGATCGTTGCTGACTATGTACAGTTGCAGAGCTACGCCAGAACCGCGAAGCTGAACGACGTAGCAGAAAGCACCGTGCGGAAAATCGTGAAAGATAATCCCAAGTGCGCGGATTTGTGCGCCTTAAAAAAAGAGCAGAACACGCAGGACATGCTTTCCTACTTAGGCAGCAAGCGCGAGGAAGCACAGGATCTTCTCGGGCTGTACCTGAAAGCGATGGCAGACAAGGACAAGATCGCAGAGGCAACGCTGCCGCAGCTGTCCACGGCGTTTGGCACCATCGTGGACAAGTTTGCTATGCTGGGAGACCAGAGCGGCATAGAAGCCCCGGACGATGGCCTGCTCGAGGCCCTGAGCGCTGCCGCAGACATCAGCCCGCCGGATGATGTGGACATGCTGCCGGAGGAAGAGGACGACCATGCGGAAAAGTAACGGCTTTCGATGGAAAGCCCTCAGCCAGCGGCAAAAGCAGGTCTTGAGCTGGTGGGCACCGCAGAGCGCATACAGCGGCTACAATGGCATTATTGCTGATGGCGCTATCCGCTCGGGCAAGACCTTTGCCATGAGCTTCTCTTTCGTCCAGTGGGCTATGACCTGCTACAGCGGCCAGCAGTTTGCCATGTGTGGCAAGACCATCGCCAGCTTCCGGCGCAACGTGCTGGGCACGCTCAAGCAGCAGCTTGCAGCCCGGGGGTACAACGTCAAGGAGCACCGGGCAGAAAACTGCATGACCGTCAGCAAGGGCGGCAGAACCAACGAGTTTTACTTTTTCGGCGGCAAAGACGAGAGCAGTCAAGACCTGATCCAGGGCATCACCCTTGCGGGCGCGTTCTTCGACGAGGTGGCCCTGATGCCGCAGAGCTTCGTCAATCAGGCCACAGCCCGTTGCTCTGTAACCGGGTCAAAGTTCTGGTTTAACTGCAACCCGGGCAGCCCGCAGCACTGGTTTTATCTGGAATGGGTGCGCAAGTGCCGTTCCCGCAAGATGATGTATCTCCATTTCACGATGGACGACAACCTGTCGCTTTCTGAGGACATCAAGGCCAGATACCGCAGCCAGTACAGCGGCGTTTTCTATCAGCGCTACATTCTGGGCCTGTGGACGGTGGCCGAGGGCCTTGTTTATGACATGTTCGACCGCAAAAAGCACGTTGCTGATGTGCTTCCGGCGCTGTCTCCAAAGAGCGCTTATGTGGCTTGCGACTTCGGCACCCAGAACGCAACGGTTTTTCTGCTGTTCCAAAAGCAGGCAGATGCAGACTGCTGGATTGTCACCCGGGAGTACTACTACAGCGGCCGCGAACAGAAGCGGCAAAAGACCGTGGGCGAGTACGTTGCAGACCTCAAGGCGTGGCTGGGCGGACTCAAGCCGGAGAGGATCATCGTTGACCCCTCTGCCCTGCCCCTGATTACAGAGCTGCGCAAGAACGGATTTACCCAGACCCCCGCAAACAACGACGTTCTGAGCGGCATTCTGGACGTGCAGACCATGCTGCAGACCGGGCGGCTGAAGATCTACAAAGACTGCAAGCACACGCTGGAAGAGTTCGGCGTGTACGCTTGGGATCCAGATAAAGACGACACCGTGCTGAAGGTCAACGACCACTGCATGGACGCTATCCGCTATTTCGTGCGCACAAAGCGCCTTGTGAAACTGAGGGATTGATTTTGAGCACTGTATACACATTCCAGACCTTCCAGCAGGCGCAAGCCGCCGGGGAACAGCCTGATTTCATCCGGCGGTTCGTGCAGCAGCACTGCGCTTCTGAGCCGTACAAGATGGCTCTGAACGCCGACCTGTACGATGCCCAGAAAAACCCGGGGGCTGAACGCTTCGCGCAGGCCTACGCTTTGATGCTGCAACGCCTATCCAAAAACACCAAGCGGGACACCCCACACCCCGATATGGTCAAGAACAATCTTTTCCGGCGGCTCAACAAGCAACGGGCGACCTACTCCCTCGGCAACGGCGTAGTCTTTGCGGACGATGGCGTGGACAAGGACAGGCTGGGGCAGAACTTTGATGAGCAGATCCAGAAGGCCGGATATTTCGCCCTGATCCACGGTGAGAGCTTTGGCTTCTGGAACAGCGACCATTTGGTGGTTTTCAAGCTGACCGAGTTCGCGCCCTTGTACGATGAAAAAACAAGCCTTTTGCAAGCAGGTGTGCGCTTCTGGCGGATGAATCCTGACACGGATATGCATTACATCCTGTACGAGCTGGACGGCTTTACCGAGTACACGGAAAGCAAAATCGGCAATGTGATGCAGGAGACAACGCCAAAGCAGGCATACAAGAGAGTGACCGTCACCACACCCGGCGGCGGGCTGGAAAGCGTGGAGGGCGAAAACTACAGCGCTCTTCCCATTGTGCCGCTGTGGGGCTCCGACCTGCACCAGAGTACGCTTGTGGGCTTGAAAGCCTACATTGACAACACCGATCTGGTGATGTCTGGCTTCTGCAATGACCTGCAGGACTTTTCGCAGATCTACTGGCTGTGCGAGAACTTCAACGGCATGACCGATGACGAACTGCAGGAGTTCCTTGTCAAGCTGAATCTGTACCACATTGCAGGCGCAGACACCAGCGAGGGCGGCAAGATCACCCCCTACACAAACGAGATCCCCGTGACGGCCCGGCAGGCTCTGTTGGAGCTGCTCCACACCCGGGTGTATGAGGACTTCGGCGGTCTGGATGTGCACTGCGTCAGCGCGGACAGCACCAACGACCATCTGGATGCGGCCTATGAACCGCTGAACCAGAACGCAGATGACTTTGAAGCTCAGGTCAAGCCGTTCATCCGGCAGATCTGCGCACTGGCTGGCTTTGACAACGCTATGCCGGCATTCAACCGCAGCAAAATCACCAACACGGCCGAGCAGGTCGCAACAGTGATTTCCGAGGCGCCGATCATCGGGCAGGACATGGCCATTGACCTGCTGCCCAACCTGACCCCGGAGCAAAAGGAGCAGGCCAAGGCCGCGATGATGGCCGAGAGCGCAACACGGGAGACCGTGGGCGAGGAGGGCGAAGATGGAACAGATGAAGCGTGATATTTGCGCCGCAGTTTTTGGCTTTTTCTTCGGCTGCGGGGTAAGCTCGTTTATCATTAACGTTGCAAAGCTTGTGATGCACTTATGACTGACCGTGACCGCATCTCTACCCGCCAGCTGAACCGCCTGCGCCGCCGCATCCTCCGGGTGTACGGCACTGCCCGCCGGGATATGCAGGAGCAGCTGACTGAGTTTCTGGCAAAGTACAAAGCGCTGGACGAGCGCAAGCGGGCGCAGCTGGATGCAGGCGAGATCACCGAGGACGACTACCGCATCTGGCTGCAAAATCAGGTCTTTCAGTCCGATTTGATGCACGCCAAGCTGGACGGCATCACGCAGACCTGCACCACAGCCCAGCAGACGGCCTACAAGCTGGCCCGGGACGAGCAATACAATATCTTTTCCTTTGGCGCAAACTGGGCTTTCTACGAGCTGGAACAGGCCGCAGGCATGACGTTCGGGCTGACCCTGTACAACACCGAGGCGGTTAAGCTCCTGCTGAAAGAGAACCCCCGCATGGTGCCCAACAAGCGCATCAAGAGCGAGAGCAACCGCACCTATGACGCCAGAGTGTTTAACCGCTACGTCATGCAGGGCATCGTGCAGGGCAAGAGCGTCCACGACATCGCCGTGCAGGCCGTCAACGGCATGGCAGACACGGAGATCCACTGGGCCATGAACAACGCCATCACGGCGTTGACAGGGGCGCAGAATGCCGGGGCTTTGCAGCAGATGCACAACGCTCAGGCTTTGGGCATCGAGGTCAAAAAGCGCTGGAACTCCACCCACGACTACCGCACCCGTGAGATGCACCGCCTGCTGGATCAGCAGACGGCGGAGCTTGACGAGCCGTTCAAGGTCATGGGTTACGAGATTCAGCGCCCCGGCGACCCCAACGCCGCCCCGGAGATGGTTTACCACTGCCGCTGTGTGCTGTCCTCTGCTCTGGGCAAGTATCCCCGGCAGAACGCCATGCAGCGGGACAATGTGACCAAAGAAGTCACCCCCGTCATGGATTACACCGAGTGGTATAAATCCAAGGGCGGAAAAGAGAAAGAACAGATGTGGTGGGCAGAAGAGCGAAAGAGAAAGAAGGAAAAGCAATGAGTACAGCCAATTTTTCAAAACGCGAAGAATATGACCCTCTGAAGCAGGCTAGGGATTCCATCACAGCTGCCATGAATGCTTCAAAAGTTTCAAAAATACTCGGCATTCCGCTGCCAAAACCACTTGCGTGGCGCCATGTTGATGCTAGCGATGCGCTTCAACCCGGCTGGTATGAGTGTCCTATATGTGGGTACAGGACACCTTGGCTGTTGGAAGCCTGCACCCTTTGCGATACACTGCTAGAATCAGAATAAAAGTAAAGCTTGGATGGATGAACCGTGATAAATGAAATTTGAATACAACATCAAATTCACCGACAACACCCCGCAGTTGCATGAGGCTCTGGACTCATGGGCAGAGCGGGTGCTGACCATCTGGGGCATGAAAGTGCAGGACTACGCCCAGCTGCTTGTGCCTACTGGCGCAGAGAACAGCACCCATATTGAGGGTTACGTGGGCGGTGCGCTCAAGCAGAGCCTGACCTATGCCGTAGACCTTGCCAAAAAGACCGTGACCATCGGGTCAAATCTCTTTTACAGCGTCTACGTTGAGCTTGGCACGGGCGTACACGCAACAAACGGCAACGGGCGTAAAACGCCGTGGGTCTGGAAAGACTTCAACGGCAAGTGGCACTTTACCCGGGGCATGGCTCCCCGTCCGTTCCTCCGCCCGGCGGTGGAGAATCACATTGACGAGCTGCGAGAGATTGCGGTGGAAGAAGCGGAGAAGGGAGAATAACATGACAGAAAAAGAGAAACTTGAAGATTTGCTCACAATGCATTGTTTTCTCAAAGAAAGAGGACTTGCTATTGCAGAACAGGCAGAAAAAGATATTGAGGAAACCAAAAAGAAGCTCTTAACAATCGAGAGCTGCGGAGAAAAAGAAGTGCTGAGGAAAAAGTTTTTAGAGGAAGGAAAAGAAGCCACTAAAAACTTGCAAGCCCTTTGCGATTTGGTTTATGGCGAGGGTAAAGCAAAGGTTGAGATAACGGTATCGGTTGACGCGGATAAGCCGATATTCAGCAAAGAAGAGGTAGCTGTTATCAAAGAATGCTTGGATTTTCGCAAAGGAGAATAAACATGAAAAAGTTTTTTGCAGCAATTACGCTTTTGGCAGTGTTGCTTCTGTGCGGCTGCTCTGAGGCAGACAAGGCGAACGCCAACATCTCAAAGCAGGCCGACTATTTTGAGAGCGAACGCAAGATCACCGTCTACAACGCCCGCACGGACAAGGTCATCATGGAGGCCGAGGGCTATATGTCCATTTCCAACAACTCGGACAACGAGTTGGTCTGCACTGTGAAAATTGGCCCGGACACCTACCGCAAAAATTACATCTACCTCAACAGCTACACCATGTATGTGGTGGAGGACATTACTGGCACCCATACCGATCCGTACCACTACAAGCTCTATTTTCACACGGACGTTTTGCCAAGCGTGGAAACAAGGCCGTAAAATTTAATACTCAGCGGTTGGCGCACAGCGTCAGCCGCTTTTTTATGCCGTTTTAGCTCAGTCTGGCAGAGCACCGGACTTTTAATCCGGGGGCCGTGGGTTCAAGCCCCACAAGCGGCACCACACCGGCAGCACGTCCGGCAAATAAACCTTATTGCCAAGCATGGCAGCCCGAGCATGGGCAGAAAGGACTATCACATGGCACTCAAAAGAGCTGACATCCGCACGATTCTGGAGAACCCCGAAACCTCCAACGATGACAAGGCCAAAGCCATTCTGGACGCCCTGCACAAGGAGACAGACGAACTCAAGGACCAGCTGGATGCAGAAAAAGAAGCCCGCACACAGGCCGAGAAAGACCGGGATGCCGCCAACGGCGGCAAGGAAGCCGCTGAAAAGGCGCTGACCGACTACAAGGCTCAGCAGACCCAGAAGGACACCCACGCAGCCAAGGAAGCCAAGTTCCGGGAGCTGCTGAAGGCCGCCGGGGTGCTGGACAAGTATGCAGACCGCGTTGTGCGGCTGTCTGGCGAGGATATCGACAAGCTGGAGCTGGACGATAAGGGCGAGGTCAAGGACGCCAAGAAGCACACCGACAGCCTGAAAGCTGATTGGAGCGACTTCGTAGGCACTACGACTACCACCGGCGCAAAGGTGGACAACCCGCCCACCAACACCGGCTCCAAAATGACCAAAGAGCAGATCATCAACATCAAAGACGCAAGCGAACGGCAGGCGGCCATTGCGGCCAACCCTGAAGCGTTCGGGCTTGCAGCAAAGGAGTAACACATGGCAGCACCCGAAAATCTTACCACTGCTTCCCAGATCACTACCTCTATTCGCGAGGTGGATTTTGTTACCCAGTTCCAGAAGAACTGGGACGCTCTGCGCACCATTCTGGGCATCATGCGCCCCATCCGCAAGGCGCCTGGCACCAAACTGGTCTCCTACAAGGCAACCGTTGACGGCGGCCTGCAGGGCGGCACCGCCGTGGGTGAAGGCGAAGACATCCCTCTGACCAAGACCAAGGTCGAGCCTGTGGCCTATGACGACATCGAGCTCGGCAAGTGGGCAAAGGCCGTTTCTATCGAAGCCGTCACCAAGTACGGCGCGACTGTGGCCGTGGAGCGCACCGATACTGCGTTCCGCAATGAGCTGCAGAAGAAAGTTCTGACCGACTTTTACACCTTCCTCAAGACCGGCAAGCTGGTGGGCACCCAGAAGACCTGGCAGCGTGCTCTGGCTATCGCAAAGGGCGCAGTCCTGAAGCGCTTTGCCAACGACAATCTGGATGTAACCGAGGTCGTGGGCTTTGCCAACATCATGGACTTTTACGACTACCTGGGCGACAAGGAAATCACCGTTCAGACCGAGTTCGGCCTGAACTACGTCAAGAACTTCCTCGGTTACAGCACCCTCTTCCTTCTGCCCGATGCTTACATCGAGCAGAAGAAGGTGATTGCCATTCCCGTGGAGAACATCGACCTGTACTACGTGGATCCCGCAGACCGGGACTATGCCACCATGGGCGCAAACTACACCGTTTCTGGCGAGACCAACCTGCTGGGCTACCATACCGAGTACAACTACAAGAACGCCACCACTACCAACTATGCCATCATGGGCATGAAGCTGTGGGCAGAGTATCTGGACGGCATCGCAGTCGTGACCGTCGGCACGTCCAACACCGAGCCCACTGTGGCCGCCTCTGAATCCACCGGGCGAGAATAAGAGGTGACTTTGCATGACCGTCCCCGAGCTGTGCGTTTACACGCACAATTTTTTTGACCGGGCGGACGACCCCGTTGCGGGGGAGTTTGCTTTTGAGCCGGATACCGTGCCCGCCGGGGTAGTGCCGGGGCAGTATTTCCTCGTGTGCGGATCCATCTTCAATGACGGCATTCACAAGGCCGGGGACGGCGATCTGACCGCCGAGACCTTCACCGGGACGGTGCAGCCCATGCGCGTGCCGCCTGACTTTGTGGCGCTGGCTGAAAAAATCGACGCATACGACAAGGCGCTCCCGGCCGGCGGCGTGTATGTGTCCCAGTCCTTTGCCGGGTGGTCCGGCACGATGGCTACAGGCGCGGACGGCCTGCCCGCTGACGGCAAGACCAAATTCCGGGCCGAGATCAATCATTGGAGGAAGATGTGACATGGTCAACGCGTTCACTGCATCCACCGTGATGCAGGGCTTTACCAAAAAATACCGTTTTCAGACCCGCAGCTATGAGCCGGACGGCGTGGGCGGCTTTGTTTCCGGCTGGCAGGACGGCCCCGAGTTTGAGGCCGTGGAACGCCACGACACCACCGTGGAAGCTCAGGTGGCAGAGCAGGCTGACACGGCATCTACCTATACCCTGCTGGTCAGCACCGGCGTTCCGCTGGCTTTCCCGGACTACATCAAGCGGGTAAGCGACGGGCAGACCTTCCAGATCACCAGCGCAGCAGACGAAACCAAGGCCCCGCCGGAATCCGGCATGGGACTGCGGGCCGTCAAGTGCAAAAAGGCGGTGCTGCCGTAATGGGACCGTCTGAGAGCATCAACCGGGCGCTGAACACGTTTTTCAACGGCTTTGGCATCCCCGGCTATCTGGAAGATAACATCCCTCCTGCCGCTTCACTGCCCTATCTGACCTACAAGCCCACCATCCCCGGCGGGTGGAACGAAACGGCATCCTTCCACGCCCGGCTGTGGTACCCCAGCAAGGGCGGCAGAGCCCCCATTCTGCAAACCGAGGATACGATCAGCGCAGCCCTCGAGGACAGCATAACGCTTTCCTGTGAGGGCGGCGCTATTCTTTTGCAAAAAGGCACCCCATGGGCACAGCCCCTCGACAACCCGCCTGAGGGGTATCTGTGCGAATATCTCAATTTTGAAATCACGCAATTTTGCGAGTAAGGAGCAATATGGCAAGAAAATTTTCCAAAATTTCGCAGAAAGCGTTCGAATCCATGCAGTTCAACGCAGGCATCGTGGTCAACAAGTTTGATGTAACCGGCGAGACCGAAGTTCAGGACGCAGACATTATCACTGCCACGACCGGCGGCATCACCGCGACCTGCAAGGCGAACTTCACCGACCTTGGCGAAGACGTGGACAACGCCCAGAAGAACACCGCAGAGCTGATGCAGATCGAGAGCTACGACTGCACGCTGGCTTTTACGGCCCTGAATGCCACAACGGACGTTATCAAGCTGGCGATGGGCGCTGCGGATGTGAGTGACAAGAAGGTCACGCCCCGCATGACGCTGAATCCCGCCGCCAGCACCGGCGACTTCAAGGACATCTGGTGGGTTGGAGACACGCTGGATGGCGGTATGGTTGCAGTCCGGCTGATGAATGCACTGTCCACCGGCGGTTTGACCCTGAAGACGACCGACAAGGGCAAGGGCAACATTGCAGTCGCCCTGACCGGCTGCCCCCGTCTGGGCAGTGACGTGGTGCCTATGGAGTGGTACTACAGCCCCAAGGCCGCAGCATAAGGAGGACACCGCATGAAATTTTTGACAGAGCTGTCCGATGAAGATTTTCTGCGCCACTGCTGGCAGATTGCCGATGTGGCAGAGGAGGTCTTGGAAAAATCCAAGATCATGGAGCTGCGCAAGGTTCTGCCGGTCCTGACCGGCGAGGAAACGCCGGAGGAGCTGGAACAGAAGAAGAAGGAGCAGGCAAAAAAGAACATTCAGGCTATGGCAAAAAGCTTGCTGTTCGACAATGCCGCTGCCACCGCAAAGCTGCTTCCGCTGCTCTATGAGCCGGACGTGGATGAAAACGGGGTGGTTGAAAACATTGGCCCGTTCAAGAAGATGCGCGCGGTGAAAGAGCTGTTGAACAACGATGATGTGCTGGATTTTTTGCTCTGGTGTCTGCCGTTGGTGCTGGCGGGTACAGACGCCTGATTTCTTCCATCAGCCCGGACGCGCTGCGGCTGTTTGGCAGGCCGTACATTTTGCAGCACTGCCTGAACACTTTGCGGCAAGAGCGCATCACGCTCAGTTATCAGGCGTACATGACGGACGCTCTGGCGCACCTTATAGGCGCGGAAGAGCGGTGGTACGACATGGTGGCCGGGCTTGTGGAAAACCGCCCACAGCCGCCGCAGCCGTCCGCTGATGAAGTGATAGCACGCATTAAAAATGGCTTGAACGGGGGTGATGGAACCTGAAACTTTTTGAATTGAGCGCCACCCTCGGGCTGGACGACAGCGCCTACCGGCAGGGCGTGGAAGAGGCGAAGTCTCAGACTAAGGCCGCTGTCTCCACCATGATGAAGGATTATAACCGGCTGTACAGTGAGGTCATTCACCTTACGGCAGCCTATCAGAAATCACGGAAAGAGACCGGGGAAACCTCCGAAAAAACTAAGGAATTTGCCCAGAAGCTGAAAGAAGCTCAGACCCAACTCAATACCACGGCACAGGGGCTGAAGACGGCAGAAGGGTACATGAACAGCTTTGGGGATGCCGCATCGGGGTCCAGCAAGTCTCTGGCCGGTGCTATTGCACAGGGCACGGTAATGGCGAGCATTTTCTCGAAGCTCGGCTCCGCTGCACTCAGTGCCGCAGAGGGGTTCATCTCTTCCGGCATCGAGTACAACGCCCAGATCGAGAAATACACCACCGGCTTTACCAATATGCTGGGCAGCGCGGAAGCCGCCCAGCAGGTCATGAGCCAGATCCAGGAAGACGCGGCAAAAACGCCGTTTGATGTCGAGTCTCTGACAAAGGCGAACCAGTACCTGATTTCTGCAGGCGAGAACGCTTCCTATGCCCGCAGTACCGTCATGGCACTGGGCGACGCGGTCTCTGCGACCGGCGGCGGCAACGACGAGCTGAACCGCATGTCCCAGAACCTGCAGCAGATCGCCAACACCGGCAAGGCTACAACGGCCGATATCAAGCAGCTTGCTTATGCCGGCATCGACGTGTACGGAATTCTGGCCGACTACACAGGCAAGTCCACCACCGAAGTGCAGAACATGACCATCAGTTATGATCTGCTGACGCAGGCTTTGCAGGCCGCATCCGAAGAGGGTGGGCGTTACTACAACAGCATGGACACCCAGAGCCAGACCATGAACGGTCGAGTGTCTACCCTGAAGGACAATGTGAAGCAGCTGGCGGGATTGCTGACCGGCGATTTATCCAGCGGCATCGGCGTTGTAATCGGCAATCTGAACGACATGCTCGTCGCAGCACAGGAAGCTTATAAGCTTGACGGCTGGAAAGGTCTGATTGGAGAGATCACCGGCCTTACCACCGTCATTGACAAGGCCAAATCTTCCGCTGTTGGCCTAAAAGCCGTCTTTGACGCGCTGAAAAGCGGAGAAATAGGCATTTTCCACGGCGACTGGGATGCTGTCTACCAGAAAGCTTTTAACAACGACTACCAAAACAAAAAGGCCGGCAAAAAAGACACAGACTACTGGAAAGAATACGGCGAGCGTCTGAAAAAGCAGTACGGAATAAAAGAAACTAACAGCAGCTCCATCGTCACCACAGGCGGCGGCAACGGCTTTTCCGGCGGCAAAAAATCCGGATCCTCCGGCTCCAAGTCCACCACCGAAACGGTCATTTCGTCCATCTCCAGCACGGCTACGACCACCGCACAGAATGCGCTGGGTGCCGTAACGACCAGCATCCAGACTCTCACCGAAAAAGTCAAGGACGGCGCGGGCAACATCAAAGACCGCATCACCGAGACCACCACCACGACCGGCAAGGAGATGGTGAACGGCGTCGCCACGACCTTTAAGCAGGTCGAGACCAAAGTCAACGGCAAGGTCACAAAGGTCACAAAGACCTATGACGACATGTCAAAAACGCTGCTGGGCACCTTTACCAACGTCTCGGAAACCACCTTTAACGGCATCACCACAAAGGTGCAGCAGGCGGTGGAAAAGTACGCGGACGGCAGCGAGCATATCAAGAAAACCGTCACAGAGACCGGCCAGCGCGTCGGCGAGAACGGCGCGGAGACCTACGAGAAGATCATCACCTACATCGACGGCATTCAAGACAAGGTGACGGAAACCTCCAACGAGATCGACAAGAGCGTAAAGGGCACCCAGAGCCGCATTGACCAGCAGCTGAGCGAGGCTTCTGGCCAGCTGGATAAGGGCATTTTCGGGCTGGTAAAGAGCGCCTTTAGTGACGCCAAAAACGGCGACTGGGGCGGTCTCGCTCTGGATTTTGTCAATCTGATCTGGGGCGAGGTGTCGCAGGAGCAGCGTGACGTGATCTCTAAGTGGCTTACGGACGCGCTGACCGCGGTCAACGAGGGCTACTTCAGCGGCGGCATCGGCAAGGCATTTGATATCTTCCAGAAGCTTTTTTCTGACGGCGGGGTAAAATCCGATATCGACGGTGTGACCAATTCGGTCAAGGCTTTTGGTGAGATCGTACAGGGCCTTGCAGGCTCCGGCGGCGTGGGCGGAGCACTAGGCAGCATCGTGCAGGACTTTTCCGGCATGGCAGGCGGCATCACCTCTGCACTGGGCAACATCGTGTCCTTTGTGGCAGCGAACCCCGTCCTTGCCCTGATCCTGGGCGTGGGCGCGGTCGCTGGCGGCATCGGCCTTGCTATGTGGATGAACAAGAAGAACGACCAGCAGCCCGTCAGCCACTACCAGAGCCCCTTTGACAAGACCGGCGTGTATGACAGTCTTGGCACCTTCTCCACCCGCGCGGCCCTGCAGTACCGCGTTACCGGCCAGCAGTCCATTGTCGACCGGCAGACCAGCATTCTGGAACGCATTGAAGGGATGCTGGACGAGCATCTGCCTGACATCGGCAAGGGTCAGGTGGTCATGGACTCCGGTGAGCTGGTTGGCGTGCTGTCGCCCCGCATGGCGACCAACGTCGATGCACGCATTGGCGTGACGGTGACACGGAAAGCGAGGGGTGTGTAATGGCAAAACTTCTGGGCGCAAAAATCGGGGACTACCACACCCTGAAAGACTGGGGACTGTATCTCAAGGTGGGCAGTCCCAAGATCGGCGCTGCCGAGGTGGATGAGTACCTTGTACAGGTCACCGGATCGGATACCCTGCTCAACCTCACCGCATGGGACGATGGCAAGGTGCACTATAAAAAGCGCACCATCACCATGGAGCTGCTCTGCAATGCCCCGAAGAGCAAGTGGCCCAGCATCGAAAGCACCATCGCCAACGCCATCCACGGCAAGTGGCTGCGGTGCAAGTTCGACGAGGATCCCACGTGGTACTGGGAAGGGCTGTGGAAGGTCTCACCGTCCCGCGACCGGCTTTCCAGCACCTTTACCATCACCGGCACCTGCAACCCCTTCAAGCGCAGCGTCTACGATGGCTCCAACGATTGGCTGTGGGATGACTTCAACTTTGAAACGGACATCGTGCGCAACTACACGGATATCCCGCTCAAGGCGGGCGAGGACAAAGAGGTGTCCATCACCGGTGCCCCGCGTGCAGCTGGCATCTACTTTCAGCGCAGCGAAACCACCGCAGACATCGCGGTGTCTCTCGACGGCTTTGAGGTAGGAATTCTGGCCAAGTCCACCGACTGGCAGTATATCGAGGGCCTTACCATGCCGGACGGTGTGGTGGGCACCCTCGTTTTCTCTGCATCTGCGGACTGCAGTATCAGTATCAAGTATTTGGGGGCAAGCTTATGAGTTACAAGATCTATGCCGGCATACAGTCCGGCGTTGACACGTGGGTGACCAAAGCCTGCATCCACGACCCCGGGAACATCACCGACACCAAAAAGCTCATCAGCCCCACGCTGACCCGCGAGGTGGGCAAGGCTGGCTCTCTGGAATTCACCCTGCCGCTGGGCAACGTCGCACACTCCGCGCTCCAAAAGCTCATGACGGTGGTGGAGGTGCAGCAGGACGACAAGCAGATCTGGCAGGGCCGCGTCATGAACCACGAGCAAGATTTTCTGGTGCGTCAGAAAGTCTACTGCGAGGGCGAAATGGCCTACCTCAACGACAGCGGCACCGCGCCTTACAGCGCCAGAAACGTGAGCTTTTCGCAGTTTCTGGAGTGGGTCTGTGCCAATCACAGTGCGCAGGTGGATTCTTTCAAGGCGTTCACTCCCGGCAATGTGCAGATGGACACCCCTATGGTGGTGCCCTACATCGACGGTCTCAAGGTGGAGCAGTCCGGCTATCACTATGACTCTGACAATGGCGACCGCATAAACCACTGGGCGATCAAAGACCCGGTCGATTCTACAGTCTCGATTTTTTATGAGGAAAAGGAGTATCAGTACCGCCCATCTTGTTTGTCGTGGCCGCTCAACGAGGAAAGGGTCCTTAATAACCGCGTGATCTCCCGCATCGGTGACAACAATTTCCGCGTCCGGTACCCTGTGGCCTACGCAAACGGCAAGACGTGGAATGCAAGCGTCAGCGTTGCAAGCGCGTATGTCTCCTGTCCGACCTGTAGCAAGGACTTTGGCACATACTCCATCTACGACATCACAAAAGGCACTGAATCCGGCACCTACAAGATCACCGAAAAAGGCGGCTCGTACAGTCTTGCAATCAACGGTAAGGCTGACAGCCGCTTTGCTTTTGACACCAAAGAACCCACTTACAGCTTCGGAGATGACAAAAATTACGGCAAAACGCTGGACATCCTGCAAAGTGAACTCACGGACAAGTACGGCGGTTATTTTGTGATCCGCCACGGCACCGATGCAGACGGCCACCCGCACCGTTATCTGGACTACATGCAGAAGATCACGGACAAGAACCCCCAGACCATTGCCTTTGGGGTCAACATGCTGGATCTGACCAGCTACACAAAAGCTGAGGACATCTGCACACGGGTCATTGCTTTTGGCACAAAAACCGAAAAGACATGGCCCTTTGTGGACATCCAGAGCATCATCTCCCAGACGGCCAACGACACAAAGGCGCAAAAGATCTACGGGATCATCACAAAAGTGATTCAGGTCGAGGGCAACTACAACAATGCTCAGTCTTTGCTGAACGCCGCAGAGGAAGAGCTGGCAAAAAATCTGCGGTACCTGAACGGCATGGCCGTGAAGGCTGTGGATCTGAAAGACGCGGGCATTGACATCGACCGCCTTGCCATCGGCAAGCAGACGCATATCTTTTCTGCGGCCCATGGCGTGGATACGTGGCTGCTGTGCTCCAAGCTGGTGGAGCCTCTGGATGCACCGGATAAAAAGGAGTTTACCTTTGGCACCGAGTTTTCCAGCCTCAGCGATCTGCAGTCTCTGACTGCCCGCAAGGCGTCTGATGCTTACGACCTGAGCCGTGCGCTCAAGGGCTGAGAAAGGAGAGGTTTATGGACAAGACCTTTGACGAAGCAATTGCTGGGGTTCGCACCGCAGAGCGCGGCGTGGAAGTCCGCGAGGACATCGCGCAGGGCATGGAGTACGTCAAGCAGTACGCCGAGGAAGTGACAGGCCAGCAGCAGGCCGCTTTGCAGGCCGCTCAGACCGCCACCGGAGCAGCCAGCACTGCAACGGAAAAGGCCGCAGCAGCTGCAGAGAGCGAAAGCATGGCCCAGACTTCCGCCACCAACGCGGCCCAAAGCGCACAGTCAGCGTCCGCAGACGCAAAGAGCGCGGGAAGCTCTGCCGCTTCTGCCAAAGCTGAAGCGGACAGGGCTGCGGCCATCGTGAGCACCGATAAGACGCTGAGCGTCGAGGGCGCTCCGGCTGACGGAAAGGCTGTTGGTGACGCTCTGAAAGGTGTGATAAGCGCAGACGCTGTAAAGACCTTGATTACGGACGCTCTGGCAGAAGACCATGCGAAAATCAAATTTTGGGTTTCGGAAGACCCCACCAGCCCCGCCGCGCTGTTCGGCGGCAGCTGGGAAGAGATTGCCTCCGAGCGGGTTCTGATGGGTGCGTCCTACGCCCACGCAGCAGGCACTACGGTGGAGGCCGGTCTGCCGAACCTCAAGGGCTCATTCTCTGGTGTGGCGAGCACAGCATACCCAAATTTATCTAACAGTGGCGCTCTTTCTATAAGTCGTAATGACAGTATAGCTGATTACGAAGGCGGTTCATACGGCACCAGCTGCAATGTATCTCTTGATGCATCCAAGTCCAATGCCATCTACGGACGCAGCAGCACCGTGCAGCCCGCCGCTTACTATGTGCACATCTGGCACCGCGTGGCCTGAAAGGAGGTTTTGAACCATGAAGATCATTGACGAGAACGGTGCAGCCATTGAAAACCCTGACCTGACGCTTGGGTATCTGGTGGACGACACCGAGCCAGTGGAGCACCCCGCCGTGGAAGGCGTGGAGGAGCAGTGGCACTGGGAGACCGTGACCGAGTATCCGAACGGTGGCAAGGACGTGCAGAAGATCGTTGACCGCTCCGGCGTAAAGGCGCAGGAGGGATGGGTGGAACAGGTGCCCATCCAGAAGTACATCCGCTACACCGCCGAAGAGCTGGCCGCGCAGGAAGAAGCGCGCAAAAAGGCCGAAGCCCGGGAGAAGCTGCCAGAGACGGTGGCGGCGCTGCAAAAAGAAAACGAGATGTTGAAACAGTGCTTGCTTGAAATGAGCGAGATTGTTTATGCATAAAATCACACAAAGAATCGAAAGGATGGTATTTATGATGGCTATGTTGTGGGCACAGGAAATTATGTCTGCTGAGACTATGGAGGATGCAAAGGCTCTGTATGAGCGCTGCCCCCGCCTGCTGAAAGAGAAGGTCAAGGCGATTCTTATCAAGAGCGGCTTTGAGGAAATCGTACAGTAAGGAGGACGCTATGGCTGAAATCATGGACGTGTCCCGGCATCAGGGTGTCATCGACTGGGCAAAGGTCAAGGCAAGCGGCAAGGTGGACGGTGTGATGATTCGCGCCATGGGCAACAGTGCAAAGGGCAGACCCAGCGCCCCCTACACTGACCCACAGTTTGCCCGCAACTACGCCGAATGCAAGCGGCTGGGCATCCCCTGCGGCGTGTATGGCTACTTTAAAGCAGTCAACCGGGAGCAGGCCGACAAGGAGCTGGCCTATTTCAAGAAGCTGCTCACCGGCCGGAGCTTTGAACTGCCGGTGGCCGTGGACATCGAGGACGAGGTGCAGAAGCCGCTGGGCAAGGCCGCGCTGACCGACCTGACAGCTTACATGCTGAGTACGGTGGAAAGCTGGGGCGTGTACGCCATGCTGTACACCGGCCTGTGGTTCGGCAACACCTTCCTGTACATGGGCGGTGCAGAGCTGAAACCATACGACGTGTGGCTGGCTGCCTACCGCACGAAGAAGCCTGCTCCCAGCTGGCCCTTTGGCATGTGGCAGTACACCAGCAAGGCCCGTGTACCCGGTGTGACCACCAACGTTGACATGTCCCACGCATACAAGGACTATGCGGGTATCATCCGCAAGAAGGGCCTGACCCGTCTCCGGGAGGGTAAATGACCGAAAAAGAAGCTTTACTGTGGGTGCTGGGCATCCTGGGCAGCCTGTGCGCTGCGGTCATCACCATCGACAAGGTGCTGGACATCATCCACAAGTACGTCAAAAATGCACAGGCCCCCGACGATGCGCAGAACAAGCGAATGGATACGCTCGAAAAAAGACTTGGCGTGCTGGAACAGGGACAGCTTCAGCACGCACAGGCCCTTGCAAGAGACCTGCGCCGCTTTGACGGCCTCGATGAAGAAATGCGTCTCGTACTCGTTGGCGTACAAAATCTTTTGGATTCGCAACTGTCCGGCAACAATCGCGAAGGTATGCAAAAAAGCAAATCCGATATCAACAACTACCTGCTGAAAGGAGTAACAAATCATGGAAGCAATGTTTAACTTTATCCCCGCACCCATCGCACTGGTACTGATGTTCATTGGCTTTGCCGCGCTGGCCGTTGGTGCTATCCGGCTGGGTTACAAGCAGTACGTCAAGGACTGGGCGCTGGAGCTCGTGACCATCGCTGAGGATAGCATCATGGGCAGCGGTCAGGGCGCAAAGAAAAAGGCGCAGGTCTTTGCCGCGCTACGGGGCGCACTGCCGGACTGGCTGAAGCCTTTCATCACCGATGAAGTGCTGGACAGCGTGATTGAAAAGGCCGTCGGCATGATGAAAAAGGCACTGGCAGAAAAGAAGCCTACCATCAACAAGGAGTAAAGCATGATCGAGCAAAGCGTATCTCTCGCATCCAATGGCGTCGTCAAAGTGCCGGGCTATGAGCAGCTGGTGCGCTTTGGCTACACCAAGAACCGGGGCGTGTACCGCCTTGCCGTTACCGCTTCCGGCGAGTGGGAAGGCCTGACCATCCGCTGCTTCTGGCACGTGCCGGACGGCAAAGACCCGGCGTCCACGCTGGTGGTGGACGGCTATGTGGCCGTGCCCGCTAGCGTGACCGCACAGCCCGGAAGCGGGTGCATCACCTTTGAGGGCAGCGACGGCGCAAAGGTGATGACCAGCGCAGACCTGCGGTATCGTGTCAGCGCCAACTCCGGCACAGAGGACGGCACCGAGCCGGAGCCGGGCACCCCTGCATGGCAGCAGCTGGTGGATGCCGTCCACGCCGATGCCACCGCCGCAGAGCAGGCCAAGACCGA